CTTTTGCCTCTTCCATCAGAGCATCTGCCAAATTTGGATTTTCTGTTTTAAGCTCTTCGAGATTTTTCGCCATTGTTATTTCCTCCTCTTTGTCACTGGGTTGTTCCAGTTGTTTTATATTTGTTTTATCCGCATTAGCTGCGGGATCAACTATAGTCATGCTTTTGATCATTTTTTCAAACGCTGATTTAGGTAAATGCATCGGATTCCCATTTACAAATAATATACTTCTATCCTCGCTTGTTTGAAATAGAGGTTCATCATCGCTTTCTTCTTCATAGGATACTTTATCTGCAAAGCCTGCATCTACGATTTCCTGTCCTACTAAGAAAGTGGGGCCAGACATCATTTCAAGTAATGTTTCATCGTCCAACCCAGTCTTTGCTTTGTATATTTCCACCTGTGATTTGTCTGTAGCATCAAACATCTTTGCATCATTTCTCAGTTCATCTGCATTGTAAGCCCCCCAAAGATAACTCCAGCACTTATGAATCATAAATTGACTAGGTGGTCTTACTATAACTTCATCTGCAGCGCATACTATATGAGTTCCACCTGACATTGCGGCACCATCAATGATGGCAATTTTATGTGCTTTTAATTCTTTCAATCGATTGTGAATGACAAGAGATGTATTACTATCACCACCTAAACTATTGACTCTCATCACTATTTTATTAGCTGTTTCTATTGATTTTAAATCTTCTAAAAACGCATCTAAGGTGATAAAATTTCCTGGAATTGGTTCACCTGTCCACCAGTCTACTGGCCTAGTTCTTACAATTTCACCATAGAATATTATTTCTGCTTCCTTATCCAGATTCATGGCCATGGTATAACATTCTCTCTGGATATTTGTCTTGTTTAATGCAGTCTTTGCAAATAAGTTTTTAATGCTTTTATTCATCTGAACCATCACCCCCATTATCATCGTTTAAATTGGTCATATAATTACCGCCTCCTGCTTCAATCAACTTTTTATTTTCAATGCATAATTAATCTACATTTGCCTCCCAATCTCCACCACTCATTTCTCGTGTGATCTGCTCATGTGTTTTAAAGCCTCTATCGACAGCAGCGATTGAGGCTTTAACTTCTTTAATTGGATCAAGTTGTCCTTGTATTGGTCCTATCCACTTGGCAGCACACCATGCACTTCTAATCATTGGATCATTGAAAAAACCTGGTGCCTTTATTCGACCAGTTGCAACAGCTTCTGTAAGCCATACTTCATAAGTTGGTTGACAAAATCTGCTTACCAGTACGCCTCTTCTTCTATTTATAGCCTCCCATGTTTCAAGAAGTGCAGCCCTAGATGCAGAATAGGACTTGCTAAATTCTTTCATTAGAACTTCTCTTGGGATTTCAAGTGCTGCCCCTACAAGTTGGGCTACTGTTTTTACAAAGTTTTCAAATGCAGTCGTCGGTATATTGGGATTTCCAAATTTAATATCTTCTCCATCTTCTAGATGAAATACTGTTCCCGGTCCCATTTCATATTCATTATCACTCATTGAAACGTTTTCGAGTTCTTCACCCGGTGAGCCAATAATATCTCCAGTGCCAGTCTCATTAATCGGGATATCTGCATTTTCTGCATTTTTTGTCACAATCCACGCTGTAAAAAAAGACTGAACAAGTGCAGCCATCAATTCACTTTCTGTGTATCTTTTAAGCTGTAAAAGGGGTTCAATTACCTGTGCAAGGTATGTTATCCCCCTATACTGATCACATCTTTCACTGTCCATTATATGCAAGATATTAGGCATTCCAGTTTTTTCACCAAATGCTTTTACGCGTACCCATTCAGTTTTATCGAGAGTCCTTTGATTTGGATATGTGCTTCTGATATGGTAAGCAACGATCATTCCGTTTGCATCAATCTCTACGCCATCAAATATTTTATTTCCATTCTTTTCGTTTTTGCCCTCTGTATAACTGGGGGATGCGGTGGCTCTGCCAGTTGGTGTTGCTATCCGATCTGCTTCAATGAGATGTACTCTTAAAGTATATGGATTTACAGGCGTTTTATCATAATGCTTAAATAAAGCCAATACATCACCACTCATCAGCCATCCCATGAGTGCTAATTGCTGTAATCCGCTAAAATTGTTTACACCTGTTGCATCGCAATTTTCTTTTTTGCTTGCCCACAGATTGAATTCTGCTTCTGTTTTAAGTTGCCATTCCTTTGCTGCTTTAGGTGATAATTTTAGTATTTTTCGATTAATAGCGCTTTTAATTGTTAAACCAGTTCCGACAATTTTTGTTCTATTTGTATTAATTGCTGCGGTTGCTAAAGGTGCAGACATGTAGAGCATTCTTCCCCGTTGCCTTAGTGTTGCATTGTTCCAGTCAATATCTTCATTAACAGGGCCACTTTGGGCTTTGAATCCCTTAAAAGTTCGGCGTGTTTTACTTGCACCNNCTATTACCAATTGCGTGGTATAACACTAAATGCCTTTCTTGGTCTTTTACCTTTTATCATTGCGGTCAGTTCATCCACTTTCTTTTCAGCATGTTCTATTTCATTTGAAAGCACATCTAGATCAAATTTAGTAATATCACGACCATCCAACGTATAGCTTTTCACACCACCATCAACAAGCGCAAGATAAGCGGTTCTCTTTTTAGTTAATGCTACTTTCCAAAATTCTAATCTTGCCTTTAACTCTGTAATATTTGCCATTTTTCTCCCTACCATTCTTCCAATTTTCCTACAGCTTTATTTCGTGTTGCTCTTTTTTTAACTTTTTTATGCACACTTGGTAATGTGCTCGATTGAATTGAGGATCCCATTTTGCCCTCTATTCGATTCTTTTTCGCTATAATCAGACGTTTTTCAATTGCATCTAAATCAGCTGGCAATGCTTTAAATGCAGCCATGGCATAATTTCTACAATCGAGCGCTTCATTTCTTTCATGACCAGGTATCTTTTCCCATGACCATGGATTTTTCTTTTTATAATCGTGAGTTAATCTTTCTGATAAGAGGCCCTTAAAATAATCGTGTCCATAATCTTCCCGTTTCGGAAAGTGGCAGTACTTAGCACCTGCCTGTTGTACTTTTAAATTATCCATGATCATTTGTTTTCCAGAACTGACGCCAAGCTGATATTGCCAGCACGTGCCAATGTGCCGTTTTCGCTTATCTAAAATCTTTTGTTTTTTCGGAGGTGCAATGTATGGCGCATCAGCCTTGGATAAACCTTTTATTTCAAATACTTTTTTGCTGAGTCTCATGTTGCATTGTTGTCTGACATCCTGTGTGAAGTGACCTCCTTCATCTACAAATGTCATAGATATTTTAAGTCCTGTACCACATTTGAATTTATAGACATGATCTAGAACATCGTCTAAAGTTTCCCATGTTTCATTATCATCAGGTCGTCCCATAATAATGCCTTTTTTAATCCCCCATGTTTCTTTAAAATGTCCATGCCCAACAACTTCGTACTCTAAGCGATCATCTTGTGTATCAACACCACAAGTCAATACTAAGACACCTTCAGGCAATTCAATAGGTGTCCCATCTTCTCTTTCACCATAATCTTCGCGCCTTTTTAAAAGACTGTCTTCATCCTCTAAATCGCCTCTATCTTCCCAAAGCTCTCCAAATCTTGTGTTATATACAACTTGAAGTTTTCTTGTATCTCCTAGAGCTTCTAAATATTCAGAAATAATAGATTCCCAAGATGACCACGGACTTACAAATGCATTTAGCCAAAAGGATCGTGTGCCCTTTTTATATGCATCTGGATTTTCTGCGATCCATTTTGATGGTTGTTTCTTCATTTCTTGTTCAGTTAAAATGCTGCCACATGAAGGACAAATATACCATGCGCTTGTAACGGTATATATCTTTTTACTGGCAATTATTTTTTCTTCATGATTATATCTGATGTATTCAAAATTGATATTATTGTATTCTTCGCAATGAGGACATCGTGTACACCATCTTTCCATAGTGCCTTCAGCAAAAGAAGATTCTATGGCAGATGCATTTTTTATAGTGGGCGTTGACACTTCCACAGCTTTAGAATTATAAAATGTGATTTGTCTTGCACACGCAAGTTTCCATGGATCACCTTCTTTTCCCGCTGAGGGTGCCCACCTGTCTCTTTCATCACCGATAATATATCTGATTGGTTTGGATGCGAGCGCATGCGCTTCTGTTGAGCCACATAATGTTAAAATACCACCGGGGTACTTCTTTTGCATGATCGTATTCCCGCTGTCTCTGCTCTTTGGAGTGACTACTTTTTCTTTCAGCGTTTTACAGTCCCTAATCATTGNNGGGTGTATGAACAAAATGCTTCCTGGATCTTCATCTATGATGTAGCCTACAATGTTATTTTCTAGCTCACTTTTCCCGACCTGAGAAGATGATACTAAAACAATCCGTTTCACTTTTGGATCAGTAAAAGCATCCATGGGTTCTTTTAGATACGGTGTTCTATAGGTTCGCCATCTTCCGGGCTCAGCGCTACTTTCAGGAGATAACTTCCTGTGCTTATCTGCCCATTCGGATACTGTCATATTTTCGGGAGGCTTTAAGGCTGCAACTGCTTTAGAGATTAATGAGTTAAGTCTATTCTCTTTGTTTTCCGTCATTTTCTCCCGTATCATCGACAACATCCCACTTCCATCGTTCTCTTACGCGCTCTTCATATTTTTTTGCGTCATATTGATAGTTTGAAAGCTCATCCATTGCCTTATAAACCTCTTTCTTAATCACTTCTGCTACTTCTGCTGTTGTCTCCGCTACTTTTACATCAACAGCAAGTCTACCCGGTAGAGAAATAAGGATACTTCTGATTGAATAAATTAGGTCTTCAGTTATCGCAAGCACATCTTCTGACCTGTGCATTTTTCCGAGTACTTCTTCTGCTTTCATTTCTTCAATAACTGCTTTTGATTTTTTTATCTTAGCTTCTGCTTCTGCTTTTTCTTTTTCGGCTTCTAGGATATCCTTATCTTCTTCACCTTTTGATCGTTCTTCTAGCATGTCACAATATGCCTTTATCGCTTCCTTTGACTCGAACATTGTTCCATGTGGTGTTTTATGTTTTTTTATGGTGCCCTTACTTACTAGCTGACCAATCCATTGGTTACTTTTTCCTGTCATCGCACAAATATCTGCCGTTTTAAGGTAAAGTGGTAGTCCTGATTTTTTGACATAAATCGTATCATTTTCTACGATGATCATTTGCTTATCAGACAATATCTGCGACCTCCTTCAAAGTATTCTAAAAACTAAGATATGGTAGTATTATACATTCTTTCAATTGTTTCCTTTTTGCACTCTTTTTTATCAAAAAACAATTAAAGTACTTTGAAAAAAAATTTCACTAACTACATGCGTTTTGGGGTCGTAGAGCCCGCAAGGGTTACGGGTACCCCCTTCACAGTACCTTTTTTGTTTTGAGGTGATTTTGGGTAAATCATAACCACCCGTTCAAC